TTACATCGAAATGTTTTATAACAGTAAGCGTCGGCATGGTTCTAGCGAACAGATGTCACCGACAGAATATGAAAACCAGTATTATCAACGGCTCGGAAGTGTCTAGATTATCCGTGGCGATTCACTCAAAGACTATTAGTCAGTTATAGACATTGCATCAAAGCTTCCTTTCCCAGTTCCCGAATTTCCAATATTCGGAATGATGACCTCTAAGCGGTTACTGAAAGATAACCTATAATTTATATTAGGTTAGGTATGAAAAAGGAGTGTGTGCATGAAACACGAAGAACTGGAGCGTAAAGCTGAGGAAGAAATTTCTGCCCTTATTGCTAAAAAAATTGCTGAGCTGCGCAAAAAAACAGGCAAAGAGGTTTCTGAGATCGAGTTTATACCGAATGAGACCATGTCTGGTCTTGAGGGGTATCAAGTAAAAATAAAGCTTATGTAAAGTAAAAAGGGCTGCTGAGGCGGCCTTTTTTATTGGCATTACAGCAGGCATTCGCTGATTGCCTGAGATAATGCTACATTACCCTCTAAATTTAGGAGGCGGTTATGGATGCTGATTTCATATCTTACGAAACCATGCTAGCTACAAAGGATGCTTCAAATTGGGCATTTTGGGCAATGATTGCGAGCGCGGTCAGTGCTCTTTCTGCGGTTGTAACTATTTTAGTCGCTGGTTATGCACTAAACACTTGGCAAAAGCAAGAAGCACTAAAGGTTAAAATCAATTTTAAATACGCGGTTCTTGAACTTATATCTGCACTGGATGCAATGCCGGATAATTGGTCGTACCTTCATGTAAATGTCGCAAGAGGGATTTTGGCTAGATATCCAGAAATGACTCCAAATCAAAAAGAAGAGGTCGGAATTTATTTCAAAAAGAGGGATTTGGTTTCTGCTCATGCCCTAGCTCTTAAATCATGGTTAATGTGCGAGGAGCTATTTGATAACTCGATAATTAAAGAAAGCTGGGAAGAGTTTGGTACTCATTATCGGGATTACATTATGCGGGGTGGAAATAAAATTGAACTTGAGTCTCTTCTTAATAGAATCACTAATGGTTTGAAGTTATTTTAATTTGAACGAAACTCCTGAAAAACCTCGCAATAGCGGGGCTTTTTTATGCACCTCGCACGCGCAGCCTAACCTAACGATATCTTTCAGTAGTGAGCCTGGGCATTCCGCTTTATCGGGCGGTCTTCCCGTGCGACAGGCTCACATCTAAAAGGAAAATAATATGTCCGATTCTTCAAACGTTCTCTGCTTGAAAACGGAGCCTAAACCCTATGGTGTAGAGGTTGAATGGACATGGCCTGATGGCTCCCATTGGTTCAGCCGAGTAGAACTGCAATATGTTCGTGAGAAGTCGATCCCAGTCGTTAAAGTTATCGAATGGCCTGTTACCGGCTTGTTTATCTCTGGACTTAAGGTTGGTGAAAAAATTCACGTGCGCATGCGTGGGCTTGATAAAGAAGGCAACGGCCCGTGGTGGAAAGCCAGCGACTGGATTGAAGGTGTTGCTTCCGAGCTACAGTCGACCAATGATGAGGTGCTGGACTCAATCCGTAAGAGTGATGTGTTTAAAATCCTCAACGGCCAGACATTCATTAACGACACCCTTATAAAAGGTGCTGACGTCAATAGCGCCACTATTAAAGGCACTCTTCACATCAACCCGGCACTGACAAAGGTCAGCCTGACTGACTCGATGCGTGACGCTGTTATTGCCGCCGTTCGTGAAAGCGGTCAGTTTGTTGAGAAACCAACTGGCGACGAGCAGCAGTCGGTGGTGTTCCGGGCGGACCGTTTCAAAGTGACGGTTGAGGTCAGCGCCAGCGGCGGATCCACCACACAGGAGCAGCACGAGCAAATCCAGCAGGCGGCTAACGCTGTTATTGAAGCGACAAATGCAGCACTAGCCCGACAAGATGCAGCGATGGCGGATCTGGCCTCTGCTCAGGCCGCTATTACGGAAAGCATTAACCAGGCTGTGAGTGATGCTATTGCTAATGCGCTCAAACCGGGTGGTTTACTGTATGCGAGGAAGTGACTATGCAGGTCACTATTGATGGTGTCCCGTATGTTCCCGGCAGTAGCGTATCAGCACGGATCGGCATAGCAATTACCACTCACAACAGGCCAGCAGTTTTAGCCAGGGCTATTGAGCAACATCTTAACTATCTCCCGGCTGGTTCGTTGCTGGTGGTTATTGATGATGGCTCACAGCCTGCCGCAACTATCCCGGAAGGTGTCGAACTTGTTCGGCTGGAAATTTCACAAGGCATTGTGGCGGCTAAGAACGCCAGCCTGACAGCCCTGATTGATGCCGGGTGCGAACACCTGTTTTTGTTTGACGATGATGTATGGCCGATTGCCGATAACTGGCATCTACCCTATACCGAATCACCCGAGCCGCATCTGGCTTATCAGTTCCTTGATCTGGCCGGGCCTAACAAGCTCAATGATATAGCTGTTCTTTATCGTGACTATAAGCACATTGCTTATACCGGGCAGCGTGGCGTGATGCTGTATTACCACCGCAGCGCCATAGAGAAAGTCGGCGGATTTGATCCGGTTTACGGTCGCGGTATGTACGAACACAGCGATCTCGCATTGCGCATCCATAACGCAGGTCTGACATCGTGGGCTTATGCTGATGTGACTGGCTCTGAAAAGCTGATCCATTCCCTTGATGAACATGAAGCAGTGGAACGTTCGGTACCGAAACCAGACCGACAAGCGCTGGTGGAACGTAACGTGAAGGTCCACAACGAACGGCGGGATACGGGATTCACAGGATACGTTGAATACCGGAATCAGCGCGACGTGGTTATCACAACGCTGCTCACCAGTCAGCCTGATTCGCAGCGCGGTAGCAGAATGCAGTCTGATCCTGCGGTGCTGACCACCTGGGCTAAATCAATCCGGGGTGCCGATGCCGTAGTGCTGGCCGATCAACTAATGTCCGCTCCTGATGGCGCTCAACTGGTGACAGTTCCTGATGTCGCAATGAACGTCTATTTCCGGCGCTGGCTGCATATCTGGCAATACCTGCGAGAACATCCTGAATACCGGTTCGTCTGGTGCACGGATGGGACCGATGTCGAAATGCTTCATGCGCCGTGGGATGAAATGGTACCCGACAAAATTTACGTTGGCTCCGAACCGAAAACCTATTCTGACCCGTGGGCAGCCAGCAACCATCCCGAAAGCATCTACCAGCAATTCATTGAGCAGCACCGCAATGATGTGATGCTGAATGCTGGCCTCCTGGGTGGCACCCGTGAGGATGTCATGGCGATTGCTCACGGTATCGTGCGCCTTTACTACCTGACGGAAAGCAACCGGTTCTGGAAGAAAGAATCGGCTGCAGCAGCCGTTGGCGACATGCTTGCGTTTGGAATTGTGGCTCGTCGGTTTAGTGATCGTCTGGTTACCGGCCCTCGCGTACATACGGTATTCAAAACAAACGGTATCGGTAAGGAGTACGCCTGGTGGATGCACAAGTGAAGTTTGCAGTGGTAGGCCATCACACGCGGTTTGCTCAGGCCATCATGCTGGTCAATGAGCTGAATGCCCAACTCTTCATGGATGAAGGCCAGCATGGTGCGAACTGGAATCACCGGCGCGCGCTGGACTGGGCCGCCGGGCAGCAATGTCGGGTCGTAGTCGTGGAGGATGACGCACTGCCTGTGCATGGCTTCGTCGAGAAGGTCAGCGCCTGGCTTAATGATAAGCCTGACGATCTCATCAGCTTCTATCTCGGCACTGGCCGCCCGCCTCAGTATCAGGCAGCTATTGCTGAGCGCCTGATTGCTGCTGATAAGACGCGGGCTGACTTCATCACCCTGCCTCAGTTGATTCATGGCGTGTGCTACAGCGTGCCGGTTGCAAAGGTTGCGGATGTACTGGCCCGATGGGATCACAGCGCCGCTGCTGATTATGCCGTGGGCAATGCATATGGTGGCCCGGTGGTTTATCCCTGCTGGTCACTGGTTGATCATGCCGACGGGGAACCGGTAGAGCGTCACCCTGATGGCACAGCCCGAACTGAGCGCCGACGGGCATGGAGGTTGTATGACTAAGCTGACGACATTAAAGCCCCGACTTAAGGTTATCGATACCCGTCGGATCAAGCCTGTATACGGAGAGCAGCGCCGCATCAGCGGCAGCGCCCGCGTCAGTCTTAAACGTCGCATCTGGGTACGCGACGGCGGTCATTGCTGCATGTGCGCCCGTGTTATTGAGCTGCACGAGAGCGAGCTTGATCACCGCATCGCGCTGCAGTTCGGCGGCGACAACGCAGAGCGTAATCTCTGGACTCTGTGCAAAGGATGTCACGCCGGGAAATCGGCGCGGGAAGCGGCAACCAGGCAGCCTGATGAGGAAGCACTGAAGCATGCGGTGCCCGCGGCTGAGGAGTTTCAGCATATCGTGGTGATTTGATAAGGAGATAGTTCAAATTGCAACTATCACACTTGAAATGATATCCATTATCAACACCGGGGGGGTAGGTTTGGGTGTAAACCTCGATCGCGCCGGACACCGCCGCCTCCCTCACGCACAGAAAAAATTCCCCTCTGGAGGGTGTAAACATGTTAACAGCGCAAAAGCGAAAATTCGCGGTCGCGCTGATGTCCGGTATGTCTAAAAAAGATGCGGCAATAAAGGCGGGGTATTCTGAGAAATCCGCACGGTCTAAGGGTTCGCAACTGGCTAAAGACCCGGAAGTCATCGCGTTTATTGGGCGTAAAAACAAGGAAACTGTCGAGGTTGATGAGGTTCCGGTCTACCGAAAAAATGTTTATACCCCAGCGGTAAACAACCCCGAAAAAACATCCCCACCGGAATCACCTCAGGGCTCACCGTCGGTGGCGGTGGCTTATGACGATCCGCTCCAGTTCCTCATGGCGGTGATGAACAATACAGGCGAAGACATTGACGTCCGGAAAGATGCTGCAAAGGCAATGCTTCCCTATATTCACCCCAAAAAAGGGGAGACCGGGAAAAAGGATGCCAAAAACGCAGCGGCGAAAGTGGCCGCTGGTGCGGGAAAATTTGGTTCTATGGCTCCGCCAAAACTGGTCGTCAATAACAAGGGAGGGTAATTCATGGCGCAATGGTCCACGGCTTGCCCTGACTGGGAAAGTCTTCTGGTTAGCAGGCAGTCAATCATTCCACCCCCGATTTTTCCTGACCAGGCGATGCAGGCGCTGGGTATCTTTCGTGAACTGCGTGTTTCTGACCTGCCTGGCAAGCCAACGTTCGGTGAATGCTCCGAGGAGTGGGTGTTTGATTTTGTTAAAGCCATCTTTGGTGGTTATGAGGCTGATACCGGCAATCAGTTGATTCGTGAATACGGGCTGTTGATATCGAAGAAAAACACCAAATCGACCATCGCGGCCGGGATCATGCTGACTGCGCTGATCCTTTGCTGGCGTGAGGACGAAGAGCATTTGATTCTGGCACCGACGAAAGAGGTAGCCGATAACAGTTTCAAGCCTGCCGCCGGGATGATACGTGCAGACGAGGAGTTGTCGGATATGTTCCAGATTCAGGATCACATTCGCACCATCACACACCGGGTCACGCGTAACACGTTGAAAGTTGTCGCTGCTGATACCGACACCGTTTCGGGCAAAAAATCGGGCCGCATCCTGGTGGATGAGCTCTGGTTGTTTGGCAAACGTGCTAACGCAGAAGCGATGTTTATGGAGGCACTGGGCGGGCAGGTCTCGCGAAATGAAGGTTGGGTGATTTACCTGACCACGCAAAGCGATGAGCCCCCTTCTGGGGTGTTTAAGGAACGGCTGGATTACTGGCGTGATGTGCGTGATGGCAAACTACATGATCCTAAAACGCTGGGGATTCTGTACGAATTCCCGGAAAGTATGGTTGAAAGCAAGGCATATCTGGAGCCAGAAAACTTTTACATCACCAATCCTAACATCGGTTTGTCCGTCAGTTCTGAATGGATAGCCGATAACCTTCGCAAAAATCAGGCGAAGACTGACGGAACCCTGCAGCAGTTTCTTGCCAAACACCTCAACATTGAGATCGGCCTGAATCTGCGTACTGACCGCTGGGCAGGAGTTGATTTCTGGGAGCTGCAGGCCAGAAAGGTGACGTTTGATGAATTGCTCCGGCGCGCCGAGGTGGTCACTGTCGGGATCGATGGCGGCGGTCTTGACGATTTGCTGGGCTTTTCTGCCGTTGGCCGTGATGGTGAAACCCGTGAATGGCTTTGCTGGTGCCACGCCTGGGCGCATGAAATAGCCATCAGACGCCGTAAAAGCGAAGAGTCCCGGTTCAGTGATTTCGTGAAAGCCGGTGATTTGACCATCGTTAAACGCGTCGGACAGGACACAGATGAAGTGGCTGAGTATGTCAGCCGTATCCACACCGCTGAGTTACTCGACAAAATTGGCATTGACCCGTCGGGCGTGGGGCAAATCCTTGATGCCCTGATCGAAGCGGAAATCCCGGCTGATTCCGTCGTGGGTGTCAGTCAGGGCTGGCGTCTTGGCGGGGCGATAAAAACCACGGAACGCAAGCTTGCCGAGGGGGTGCTGATTCATGCCGGACAGCCGATGATGTCCTGGTGTGTCGGCAATGCCAGGGTTGAGCCTAAAGGTAATGCCATCCTCATTACCAAACAGGCCAGCGGTAAGGGGAAAATCGACCCGCTTATGGCGCTGTTCAACGCGGTTTCGCTTATGGCGCTGAATCCTGAGGCGAAGAAACAGGATTATCAGGTAATTTTCATATGACTTTTAACGTCAGTAAACGACCCGCTCCGGCGGGTTTTTTCGTTTCAGGAGGCATCAAATGACCCTTAACCGCGCATGTACCATCATGACGGTAAAGGCGGTAAATGAGGACGAACGGATAATCACCGGCATCGCCTCCACGCCTTCACCTGACCGTGATGGTGACATCATGGAGCCGGGGGGCGCGAAGTTCCGCAGCGATACCCCATTCCTCTGGCAGCATGATCGCTCTCAGCCCATCGGTACCTGCACGCCAAAGATGGTGAAAGAGGGGCTGGAAATTACCGCAAAGCTGGTAAAACCAACACCTGACATGCCATCGCAGCTTGTTGCCCGCCTTGATGAGGCCTGGGCATCAATTAAGGCAGGTCTCGTTCGGGGGCTGTCTATTGGATTTCGCCCCATCGAATATTCCTTCCTGGATGAAGGTGGCACCCGCTTTCTGTCCTGGGATCTGCTTGAAGTCTCCGCAGTGACCATTCCGGCGAACGCCGAATGCTCTATCCAGACCGTTAAATCTTTTGACCGCCAGTTACTCGCCGCGTCAGGCAATGAGAAACCCGTGGTTAAAGCACATAAGCCCGCTGGCGCCACAGCACCGAAAATCAATATTAATAAAGGAAACACGTCGATGAATATCGCAGAACAAATCAAAAGCTTTGAAGCTAAACGTGCAGCGCTGGCAGCTTCCCTTTCTGAAATCATGGCGAAGGCGGCGGATGATGGCCGTACCCTGGATGCTGAGGAAGAAGAGAGCTACGACAACACGTCCGCTGAAATCAAGTCCGTGGATGCGCACCTTAAGCGCCTGCGTGATATGGAAGCAAATCTTGCGATCACAGCGAAGCCGGTCAGCAAAGCCGCAAACGGCGATGTAACCACCGTGACAACCAGCGCACCAGGTATCATCCGCGTTGAACAGAAGCTGGAAAAAGGCATTGCGTTTGCCCGTTTCGCCAAAGCTCTGGCCGCCGCGAATGGCAGTCGTTCGGAAGCGCTGGAGATCGCCCGCAAGCAGTATCCGGATGATGCGAAGCTCCATCATGTTCTCAAGGCTGCTGTAGGGGCCGGGACCACGACTGACCCGACATGGGCCGGGGCGCTGGTGGAGTATCAGGACTATGCACAGGATTTTGTGGATTTCCTGCGACCACAGACGATCATCGGCCGTTTTGGTCAGGGTAATATCCCGGCGCTGCGTCAGGTACCGTTCAACATCCGCATCCCGGCGCAGACCTCCGGTGGTTCCGCAAACTGGGTTGGCCAGGGTAAGGCCAAGCCACTGACGAAGTTTGACTTTGAGTCTATTACGTTCAGTTTTGCGAAAGTAGCCGCAATTGCTGTGCTCACTGATGAACTGATCCGCTTTTCCAACCCGGCTGCAGACGCGCTGGTGCGCAACGCCCTGGCTGAGGCGGTTATCGCGCGCCTGGACACGGACTTTATCAACCCGTCGAAAGCAGAGGTTGCCGGCATCTCTCCGGCATCCATCACCAACGGCATTACCGCTATTCCGTCAACCGGTGATCCGGATGAAGATGCTAAAGCTGCGTTCGCTCAGTTTGCGCTCGCCAATCTGCAACCGACGGGCGGCGCATGGATCATGTCCAGCACCAACGCGCTGTCGCTGTCCATGATGAAAAATGCGCTGGGCCAGAAAATGTACCCGGAAATGACGCTGCTTGGAGGTACCTTCCAGGGACTTCCTGCCATTGTTTCCCAGTATGCGGGCACCAACCTCACGCTGCTTAATGCGCCGGACATTTACCTGGCTGACGACGGTGGTGTTGCAGTCGATATGTCCCGCGAAGCGTCGCTTGAAATGGAAAGCGCGCCGACTGGTGACAGTATCACCCCGACTGGTACCGAGCTGGTCTCCATGTTCCAGACGAACAGTGTGGCCATCCGTGCTGAGCGCTGGATCAACTGGAAACGCCGCCGTACTGCTGCCGTTGCTGTTATTTCCGGCGTTAACTACGGCACCACCCAGGGCAGCTAATGTGCTAACGGAGGGCGGGGGAGACCCCGCCGTAATACATGGCAAAAATCAGGTATCTGCAACGCACTCACGATTCGGTTCCGGGCGATGAAAAGAACGTGAACGCCCGGTGCGCCAGGGTGCTGGTTCTCTTGGGTAAAGCGGAATACATCAGCAACAAACGTGCTGGTGGTAGCAAAAAGAAAAATAACGCGGGGAATGGCTGATGTGGAACCCTTTCAGGAAAAAAGAGAAGGCCTTGCAACAGCCTGCCACTCGCGGGATCTGGACCTCACTCCTCAGTTATGTCCGTGAGCCCTTTGCCGGGGCGTGGCAGCGTAACCTTGAAATAAATCAGCAAACTGTTCTTTCCTTTCATGCTGTTTTTTCCTGTATATCGCTGATAGCCAGTGATATTTCAAAGATGCCACTACGTATGATGCGCCGTGATTCTGACGGCATCTGGAAAGAGAACAGTGCCGGGCCTGTTGCCGCGCTTTATCGTCGGCCTAATGCCTTTCAGAACAGGATCCAGTTTTTCGAATGCTGGCTTAACTCGAAGTTATGCCACGGGAATACCGTGGTGTTAAAAATCCGCAACACCCGGGGACAAATTACAGAACTCCGTATTATTGACTGGAACAAAGTTACCCCGCTGGTTGCAGATGACGGGTCAGTCTTTTACCAGATAAACCCTGACAACATGACGGGTATTGAAAAGTCAGTCACTGTTCCGGCACGCGAGGTTATTCACGACCGTTTTAACTGCCTGTTTCATCCGCTTATCGGTCTCTCCCCGATTTACGCAGCGGGCCTTGCCGCGATGCAGGGGCATCATATTCAGGAAAATTCAGCGTTCTTTTTCCGCAATGGCAGTAAGCCAAGCGGCGTGATAGAGGTGCCTGGCAATATAACGGAGGAAAACGCCAGAATCCTTAAATCCAACTGGGAAACCGGGTATACGGGAGAAAACGCCGGGAAAACAGGGCTTCTCAGCAATGGTGCCAAATATAACCCTGTCTCTATTTCAGCGGATGATGCAAAGGTGGTTGAGCAACTCCAGATGTCCGCGAAAATCGTCTGTTCAGCGTTCCATGTCCCGACCTATAAGGCCGGAGTCGGCGAACTTCCTTCGTACGACAATATTGAGGCTCTTGAGCAACAGTACTATTCCCAGTGCCTGCAGACGCTCATTGAGTCTATCGAGTTATTACTGGATGAGGCGTTTGAACTGGAAAACGATTCCGGGACCGAGTTTGACGTAAATGCGCTTCTGAGGATGGACAGTGAACGCCGCATAAAAACGCTGGGTGAGGGGGTAAAAAACACCATCATGACACCGAACGAAGCGCGGCGAAGTGAAAATCTGCCACCTGTAACAGGCGGCGATGAATTGTACCTGCAGCAGCAGAATTACAGTCTTGGCGCACTGGCCCGCCGCGATGCATCAGAGGATCCATTCGGTAAAGGCAGCCAGGCACCGCAACAGCAACCAGATAAAAGTGAAGGAAAGTCGTTATCTGATGCACAGCAATCAGCGGTAAAAGCGATGCTCCGGGGGTTACTTACCAAATGAATGAACGCGAATTATCTCTGATAAAGGCGTTAGGCGAAGAGTTTGGCCTCGTTCTTTCTGAAATGCGCGAGGTATTCAGTAAAAACCTCGAAGCACAGCGCCAGGAATTTGAAGAAAAATTGTCCCGCATTTCAACGTCCATTGATGAAATTAAAGGTGCACCATCTCCTGATCTTGCTGCCATGCTGGCGGATGCGGTGGCTGCCCTGCCATCACCGCCAGAACCCCAACTACCCGACATTGCCCTGATGATAAGTGAAGCGGTCGCTGCTCTGCCGGTTCCGCAGGACGGTAAAAGCGTCACACCGGAAGATATGCAACCAATGCTGCAGGAGATGGTGGATAAAGCCTTTAGCGAGCTACCGGTTCCGGAAAACGGAATCTATGGTCACTCCCGTTTTTGCAACACCGATTTTGACGACAAGTTGGCTTGCTTGAATCTATCCGGCGTCTGAATGGGATTTTATTCCCGCGCCTTGATGAGTTCCGCGCCTGA